CCCCAAAAACCTTTGAGTCAAGAACAACTGATGGCGTGGTGGCCATTCACAAGACTTGACCCAAAGTTCTTTCCTAAACCAACCCAACGCGAGCAATCGCAATATGAAGAAAGTCCAATATGAAAGCCACTAAACGTAAAAACACAAGAACTGCAAAAGCCCGCTCATTTATGCAGAGTAATCCTGCTGCAGCACCAAATGAAGTAGCAGTGCGGTTTGGCCTGACCAAGCAATCCATTTATGTTTTGCGTAACACAATGAAGAAGAAAGGCTTTGTGTTCCCACCAAAGTCGCAGCAGTTGGCATCGCTTGCCCCTGCTGCCCCTGTTTTGACTGAGCAGCAACAAATGATTGCTGACAAATTGGGAATTGACCCTGTGGAGTATCTTCAGGCGGTCGAGGGCCTAGACATGATGAGGAAGCAATTAGGTGACAAAACACCTAGAAGATTCCTGCTTACCCGTAGAGAAATAGACTTTGCAAACAAATTAGGAATTCCCTTGGACAAGTTTGGGGAGGAGTGGGAAAAACTAAATGAAACAGGAAATTCCCAAGAGCAGGAGCAAACGGGAATTGAGATGTACGAGGACGAAGTGGATGCAACCCTTGACGCTCGGGCCGTGGAGTACGGCAAGTTTATCGAGGGCGCTGAAGTCATTCAAATGCTAAAACGTGTTGTACAGAATGCTCTAAACAATCGTGACAAGACGTTGGCACATGATCAGGCCGAGGCCATGGACATGATCATCCACAAGATTGGCCGCATTGTGAACGGCAATCCTGATGTGGTTGACCACTGGCTAGATATTGCCGGCTACGCCAAGTTGGTAGCAGACCGCCTTGAAGGGCGCGTCCGCTGATTATTTGGCCTCACCCCAGCTCGGTCCGACTTCCACATCGCACCGACTGGGGACTTGCATGTTGACGCACGTTGCCATAATTTCTGCTGCACGCTGCGCTTCTTCCTTTGTCTTGACGCTCAATGCCAGTTCATCGTGAACCTGCAGCATGGGCATGATCCCCTCCCGAGCTAATGCAACCATTGCTGCCTTTGTCTGGTCGGCGGCTGACCCTTGGATGAGGCGGTTCAAACCCTTGTAGGTGCCTGCGCGCTTGATCCGTTGGCCGTATTCCATGACGGCTTGCTCACGGGGAAGCGCTTTGTTCACGCCCCACTCCATTGGCTCCCACAGTGGGAACCGGCACTTGCGTCCAAGCAGGGTGCGGATGGATCCGCCTGACGCGGGATGCTCGATCCGTTTCATCACGGCATTGACTGTGCCTTTAAGGAACGGGACATTCCTGTGGAACTGGTCGATAAGCTCTGACGCTTCGTCGAGATTCAGATCAAGCTGTGCTGCCAGTTTGTTCTTGCCCATGCCGTACATCAGGCCAAGGCCAATGGTCTTGGCAGCTTTCCTTTTGATGCCTGCCATGTCGGCAACCATCTGGTGAAAGTCTGTGTTGGGGTCGTTCTGATAGGCGTCCACCATCTTCTCGGCTCCGGGTAAATCAAGGAGCGAAGCGTAGTGAACCAAGAGGCGTGGCTCCTGTGAGGAGAAGTCATTTGATGCCCACATCTCGCCGTCTTCGGGAAGGAACAGGCTGCGCACCATAGGGCCGATGATCTCGTGTCGGGCAGGGACTTGCTGCAGGTTCGGGTTGGCCATGGACAGACGTCCTGTAACGGTGCCGCCATCGTCTGAGCGCATCTGGTTGACGTGTGGGTGGATACGTCCGGTCTTGGCACTGAAGTTGAGGTATGGCTGCAGGAAGGTGCTGTGCGTTTTGTTGGTCTCGCGCGCCTCCACAATCATCTTGGCAATTGGGTGCTCACAGCCATCCAAGAAACCTTTTGTAAAGCTCGGTTGGCCGTTCTCGGTCTTTGCATACTGCAGATGAAGCTTGTCAAACGCAAGGGCGATGCTTTGTGCGGCCCAGATATCGACGTTGGATCCGACAAGTGACTTGAGGTCCTTGTGTATTTGTTTTTCGCGGGCAATTAGTTGGTCGATTAGCTGCTCACATTTGCTGCGGTCAAACCGGATCCCGCGGCTTGTCATGTTGTGCAGGACGGGGAAGGCTTCTGTTTCGAGGTTGAAGATGGATTCCACTTCATCCTGACGCATGCGGATCTTGAATGCTTGCCACAGTTTCAGTGTGAGCGCTGCATCCTGCTCAGCGTACTCTCCCACATACATGGCGGGTAGTTTCCAAAGTTCTTTTTTTGGATGAACTCCGAAGTCCGCAGCGGCTTGTTTGAGCCCTTGCTCTGACTTGACTTCTTGTAGGTAGTCGAATCCCAACGAGTTGAGAGCATAGCTGAAGCGGTTTTCGTCAAGAATTGGGGCAGCGAGCATGGTATCAACGATCCGTCCGTTGACCTTAAAACCACTTGCTTGTAGCCACCCCAAGTCATAGGCGGCGTTATGCATAACCTTATCGGAAGGGTAAGCCAGTACGTCCGTGAGCCATCTTTCCACTCTTCGTCTGTCCAGATTTCCACCACCCTGATGCGCCACCGGAAAATATCCAGACCATCCATCGACGGCAATGGCGTAGCCGACAACGAAACCGTCGTTCCGAGGCCATCCCGGGCCCATGGATTCCAAATTGGGGTCGCAAGTTTCGAGATCAATTGCTATTTCTTTCGCTGTTGACAGGTTAGGGAACACTTCTGGAGCCACCCACTCAGTGGTTGTAGGGAAAAGTGGGATTGTCTTTTTCATATTTTGAAGCCTTTTTCTATATGTTTTGGCAGCACAAGGTGAAGTGTTTGTTTTGCGCGGGTTATTCCCACGTAAAAGAGCCGGTGGACATTGTCCCCGTTACTTGCGTACTCTTTTGCAAATCTGGGTGAGAGGTCCATGAGCAGCAGCACATTGTCCGCCTCGCCGCCCTTGGCTCCGTGGATGGTGGACAGTTTAATCCGGCCCATGGTTGAGAGCTTGGTGCCGCGTCTGAGTACCGCGGTCAAATAGAAACGCTTGTCTTCGGTAATGCGGGACAGGGCTTCGTGCCAGATTGCATCGGTCTGAAGGCCAAAGCTTTTCTGCAGGTCCTTGATGCTGTATTCAAGAAGCGCTTCGCCCTTGAAAGTTCGGTAGCCCTTGGTTATATATTCAGCGCCAATGTATTTATAGACGTTCCTGATCTCATCGCCATACAGGAACTCCCCTTTGCGCAGCTTTTCCCATGCCTGCACGGCTTTTAAAAGGGTCAGGCTAAGGCTTGGTACCCCTGAGCGCTCAAAAAGGATTCCAGAGGCCCTGAGCCATTCATGAATAGGATTCAAAAGATAGTTGGTGCTGCCCATGATGAGCCATTGGCCGTCATCAATGGGTACATCTTCAAACCGGTAGTAGGTTTTGACTGCGCCCTCGTAGTCGCGGGGCTTCCATTCTTTCTCTTGGCGCTGCTTGATTTGCTCCACAACTTTGTTGGCAAGCTTGTGGACTATTGATGGGACGCGGTAGGACTGATCAAGAACTGTGATCTGACCCTCAAATGACAAGAAGCTCTTGACATCTGCCCCTGCCCAAGTGAACACTGCCTGATCGTCGTCGCCGGCGAGGAATACCCGTTTGGATTTTTTAGCGAGGGATTCAACAAGCTGCCACTGCAGACGGGACAAATCCTGTGCTTCGTCAACAATCAGCACTTCCAATGAGGGAAGGCGCTCTGGCTGCACAACAATCATTTCCAGCAGGTCGGTGAAATCCAGTAACTCTTTGCTACGTTTGTAGTGCCGATACGATCTTTCGACAAACTCAAAGTGATGCCATTCGATGTCGAGGCCGCACTGGTTGTAGTGCTCCCGCAAATCTACGCCGCGGATGCGGGCTAAGTTGATCTCGTTGAGGATGGGGTTGTCGGCCTTAGCCATGTCCACATCATCTTCTTGGACCACGTTCATTTGAATGCCGGCCTGTGCAGCAAACTCGCGGTAGTGCTCTGGCTTCATCATGTAGTCCACCTTAACGGCAAGGCAGTGGAAAGCCAAGCTGTGCAGGGTTCGGAAATAGGGGAAGTCAGTCCTAGCATTCAATGCAGGGAACTTCGCAATCGCTCGGTCCTTGGCCTCTGTTGCTGCTTTCTTGGTGAACGAGAAGTAGCCAATCTGCATTGAAGACAGATCAGACGCCAACTCGCGGTCAACAACATTCAGAAGGTATGTCGTTTTACCGGAGCCGGGCGGGCCAAAGACTTTGCGGATATCAGTCATAGTCCTCGTCCCACAGATCGTCGGGCCAGACAAGGATAGGTGTGTCGGGGCCCATGTAAGCGCCCTCGATGTTGAACTCAATGTATTCACGAGCTTCATCAGCTTCCATGTTGTCGCGTTCCATCAGCGTTGTGCGAATAGCTTCTGCGTCGTATACCAGAACTGATATACGTTCGCCGTTGCCCCAGATCATTGCGGGGCCAATTACTGCGTCATCATGTCCATCAATTTTTAGCATCAGAATGGGCTCCCTATGGTGCGTTTGGTTTGTGACTCAAATGGTGCGTCCTGTTTCTGGAAGCGCGGAATACGCCAACAGCGCACAGTACGGCCTTTAAGGAAAAGTGGTATGGGCTCTCCACCCATGTCGCGAAGGCGTTGAGCCATCTTCGGAGCCGTGAGGCCAATGAAGTTGTTACGCTTCAGGTGTGCTTCGAGGTCCTTGATCCGGAAATAGGTTTTCGCTTCATCGACATCCGTCCATGGGCGGCCCATAAGCATCTCTTCGCGGTCCATTGCTTCTTGCATGTGCGTGGTGAATTCTTCAAGCAGATCCATGAAGCGGCCAGTGACACTTGTATCCTCTGGAGCCTCGGTGATTTGCTCTGTCTCCACCATCTCTTTGAGAAGGGCGTTAAGCATCTGTTCCCAGTCTTGCTTGCGCAAGGTGGGCGGCAGCACGTTAAGCTTTTCCAGACAAGCCTTTTGGAAAGCGACTTGTGTGAAGAGGCTCTCGGTATCGAGTTCTACGCGACGGCCGTTGACATCCAAGAACCACAGGGGCGGCTCACTGGCGTACTTGGACAGCGCTGCTATTTGAGGCGCATCAGGACCATTGGTTCCGATGCCAAATTTCCTTGATCGACATAGGCCCGCATTGCAAAAGCTATTGAGTGGCGCGTCTTTGCACTTGTAAAGGTATTCTTTCTTGCCAACTTGCTTGACGAGAATTTGGACCTCGTTGTTAGGGAGCGGTGGGGCAACGTACTTGAAGTTGTACTCGACCATTTTGTCTTCCCAAGAGCCGGGGAATGCTCGTTTAAGAAAGACTCCAATGTTAAAAAGTCCATTATTACGGGTGCCCTCGGGAAAGCCTTGGGCGCACAAAGCCTGTAGGCAAGGCGGACCATCTTTGACGGGACTCTCCGCTTGTTTCGGCGGCTCTGGAACAATAAGCGGCAGGTCTTGGACGGCTGCTTCGTAGAGTGCATAGAACTCTTCAAGCGTGGCCGCGGACCCGTCGGCATTGAATGCATACCGCGTACCATTGTCGCCTCCGAAGTACGGTAAGTTGAGAAAATTTCCGGTGTCTCCTCGCTCAACCAAGATCTCTGATTGCTTAGGAAAAATCTCACGGCCCGCTTCACCGAGGAGTGCTGCCGCATTTTTGAGATATTCTTGGAATTCCCGAGCCGGAGCCGGCTCCCTAGAAAATAAGAAGACATGTGCTCCTCCTGATTTGCTACGGCAGACAACCATTGGCAGCTTTAGCTGCGCAACCTTTTCCACCAAGCCTTTATGGTCCAAAGGGTACTGGTCAATATCGATGCAGCCCCAAATACAAGTATTGTCAGCACGTATAGGAATAATGCCAAGGGAAGGATCAACACCCTCAAGATGCTGTACCCAAAGGTCGTCTGTCGGGGGTTTCCTGACCACCGTGGCCTGCCCTGCTTGCTTTCCATCACCGCGCTCCTTTTTGATACGGTAGGTTCCGTAAGCTATATCCAGACCGCTGAATATCGCTTTGAATTTTGTTATGTCGGTCATGCTTCACTCTATAAAGGTGGGGGTACCGGAATGACAAGTCGTCTGCAAGCTTTCAAAAAAGCATACCTTGCCAAACTTTCCCCCCGGTAATCAGAACGGTACGTCGTTAGCGTTTGGGGCGCTCTCGTGCTCGTGCTTAACCTTTACTTCGCCTGTACCCACTTGGGTAGCAAAGGACTTGGCCGCTTTGTAGGCGTTCATGTCTTCTACAGGACCAATCTTCTCGACTTCCCAACCGAACCACTTGCCCTTGTCGTTGGACTCGGCCTGTGTGGTCAGGCGATACACCTGTGAGTACATCGGAGGAGTGAAGGGGCCGTTGGCTCCCATCATCTTTGTGGACATCATCATGCTGTTCCACTTGCGAGACTTCTTCAGTTGCGTTGACTTCATGGTAATCAATGCAGGCTCAGGAATACCAGAGTCGCCAATGATCATCACGTAGTGGTTTGCCGTGTTCTCGATATAGTTGCCGTTATCGAGATAGTCCTTGTTGTCGCCCGGTTCGCGGTGCGTGCGGCTTAGGATGTCAGACGTGGCGGGATAAATATTCATCGGCGCGCCAGAGCCAGAACCACGTGGAGCCCACTCAATGTACTGACGCACATAAGCGACTGGCAACACCATGAGGCCTTTTTTGCCGTCATACAACTGACCCGTGACGCTGTTGAGGACCATGCCCGGCAATGCGCCGTCCACTTCACCTACTTCAGGGCTTGTGTTGGTCAAGAGCTTCAAGAAGGGCAGGGCAAAATCGTCCTGACTCATGTTCTCAAAACCACTCTGAGCGTCCTGCTCAAAGTCACCTGCCAATGCAATTGCGTTGGTCTCTTTTACTGCTACTTCGTTCTTAGCCATTTTAATTTCCTTAAGTTCATGCTGATTTGATGGTTGCTTTTTGGCCCACGTATGCGCCGAAAAGCTCTGTGGGGAACTCGCTACCGCGTTCCACCATTTCGCGAACCCAAGCTTTCAAGGTCTGGGGTTCGATCTTCTGTGCTTGCTCAACTGGGTAGTTTTGCTCGCGCAGTAGATTGAGGAGTGCCTCGCACAGTTGGTCTTCACCACGACCAAACCGCACGGACACTGTGTTCTTGATAATGTCGTCAAAGCCCTTTTCGCGCAGCCACTCGTAAGCTTGTGCGCGCTTTTCTTCCTTAATGCTTGCACTGTAGAAAGGCTTGATGTCGATCTGGCTGCCATCAGCCATCTTGAAGGACTTCATGCCAAGCTCAGAGAGCATGCCGGGGATGGTGTCTTCGAGCAACTTGCGTTGTTGTTCCTTGCGCTCTTTGAGCACATCTTCGATGTCGTCGATTTCCTTTTCCAACTCCTTGGCACGTTTGGCCAAAGCGCCAACGGAAGACAGGTCTTCGTTCTTGACTTGCAGTGCGCCTGCATCTTCTTCAAATATATTGACGTTAGTCATCTCTTTCTCCATTCTCTGTGATATCAATTTTAACTGGGATATACATCTTTTCACGACGATCCCACTTCAAAACATTAAAACGGCCTGAGTTATATGCTGCAGCAACTGCGCATGCAAGCCCGATGGCCACGGGGTCTCCGGCTAAAAGCAGAAAGTCACGGTCAGAAAAGTTGCGAAGTTTGCGCCTTAGCAGCCT